CCGGATCTAAATCTTTGCCAGGAAGGTTAGTTATTGAGAATGGATACTGTTTCATTGATAGAGGTGTTCCTCTATGCCTATCGTGTGTTATTACTATCTCGCCGTTAGCTTTAACTATTACAGCCAGGAAGTTTCCTTGGTAGCGTGGTGTTGGATCTTGATATATTTGATTAAGAAATTCAATATCTATCTCTTGAGATTCTACATATCCTTTAAAGATTATTCTAGCTACACCAATATCATTAGTAGTCCATCCTTCATCGTGATTTAACCAAAGGTCTCTGATTAGGTAACTGCTGTTAGAAAATGTACCGTCTGGAAGATTATTTATTTCGAAGAACATTCTTGTAAAAAACCTCCGCTATTTTAGTGTGCGTTTTGGGCCCAGGGTGTTGATCATCTGTTCCTAGATCTAACATAAAGGCATCATAAAACAGTTCCATTGAAAAGTCAACTATAAAGTTAGGTGAATCATTTAATCCGTCAATTAATAGTTTGTCTGTTTCTCGATCGTTACGCATTGCCTGCCCAATATAAAGATCGACTCCTAATAGATTACAGTAATTAACTACCTGTACTATACTCTTGATACTCTGACTTACCATCCACTTGTGTGTGATTACTTTCATCATAAGATCATATTCACTAGGATCAAGTTCGCTAGGATCAATCTCAGGCCAAATTTTAACTGCTTTATCCTGCTCCGAGTAATAGTCTATTCTGTGTGCTGTAGTTAGCATCCAAAACACAGTGTCTCCTTGCACAAGATTACTTCTTAATAATTGATCTGCGGCCCAACTAATACTAGCTCTGGGTGCGGCTAATACTGTTACTGGTTTGTTTAATCGTCCTGCTAGTTGTGTAGGCCATCTTTCTTGATCAGTAACTCCTACTGCCGATGTATAGCTACAGCCCATTGCCCAAATTTGACTATCAATACCGGGAACTGTGTGCCTCTCATCAACTAATTTAAGTCCGTCAAACTTAGGCTTTTTATTATCTAAAAATAAACTACAGAAGTCTGATAACTCTTTTGGGCTGTCTGGATAAAGAAAAACTTCATCAGCTTGTAGTATTAGCTTTAAAAAGTTTATGTGGGTAACATCAATGTTACTAGTATATAACACACGGCTATCACCCCATTTAATAATGTTTTGATTGGTGGCTAGCGTAGCTTTTGGTTCAAGTTCAGTGACCCAATTTGCAAACTCAGTACTTCCATCACCTACATATAATTTCATTGCAATCCTTATTTGCTAATACTTATTGACTTGATATGTTGATGCAAGCCAATATTGGTAATAATCATATTACGACTTTCACGTTCTACTAACTGTGCTACTGGTATTAGTCCTAAGCTAAGACGTGGACTACGAGGAGAATATCCCTGTTGTGCAAAAAAGTCAATGTGTTTGTCGTGATAGTTCCATACTTCCTCTTCTAACTTTTGATAATAATTGCGATCTTTATCAGTAAATCTTACAGTAAAGTCCATACTATAATGTGCTAGTGGTTTAAATGCAATTGGATCAATATATTGATCATTATCGTGGTAAAGATCAAAAAGTGTTTTACCTACCTCACAGTAGTTTATGTACAGTGTTCCCCAAGTTTCTGCTAGGGTAAACTGATTAAAATCATCTTGAGCTAGTTCTTTACGTTGTGGTTTTCCATACCAAGTACCTACCAGGCGTGGTATATCACCTAGGCTTTCATATCGATGTATTAATATATTTAAATTCCTTAATGCTAGCTTTACTTCTTCAGGAGCAGTACGGAAAAATTTATTTGACTGTTGTTGGTCATACAGTCCGTGATACTCCTCAAATATATGATGCAGATAGTTTAGTCTGTCTTGGTCTGGTTTACCTACATATGTATCTACTAGATTAGGACTATATTTGTTAATAGTCTGTACTGTTTTATTTAATTCCTTTCGAACGTAACTTTCTGTATATTTGCTGTTAGGAAAGTTATAGAAACGTTCTGGATCATCAACCCAAGCATTGTACTCAATAAATTCTTCAAGTTCGTGTAACCATTTACGTGCAATATCTTCTGTGCTTAATTTAAAATCTAACGCATAGTCTGAAGTTCCAGTATCGTTGGTTAATAATATTTTAACTGTTGTTGCCCAATTTTCTAATATCCAACTAGAACTACGACTTTTTGAACCACCTGCCCCAAATTCGAATCTAACCTGACTGTCATTCTTAAACATTTCTTGTTCTGGGGTGTTGTTGGGTAATCTATCTCCACCGTTAGCGAATATAATCTGGCTTGCAGGATACATAAATTTAACATTATATATAGCCTGTATAGCAGTATCGTCATCATCATTAAATAATATACAATGGTCTACAGTCTTAAGATTTTCTACGATACGTACACGATCATCTTGTGGAAGGAATGCTTTTCCTTTTTTGCGAGTTAACCAGCTATCACTATTAATTCCAACTGCTAGAACATCTCCAAGTGATTTAGCCTCATTGAGATAATCAATATGGCCAGGATGCAATGGATCAAACCCTCCTGTGCATAATACTACTGTGTGGGTCATTATCTCTTCTTATACACCTGTTTAGGTGCACGCATTAGCTTGGTTGGTTCTAGAAGCGGAGTGCCTTTTACAACTCCTTTGTTGTTGTTACCTTGCTTTAGTGTGCCTTCTGGCATTTTAATTGGCTTTTGTGGTGGTTTGTTGGTATCTATTACTGTAACGTCAGGCATCTCTGTAGACGGCATAACCCAATCGACAAAATAGTTTTCTTTATCTAACCACGGTATCACTAATTCTTCTTGGGCAACATATCCATACTTGTTTAGGCTGTCTTCTACACTATAGTGTAACATTCCTTTATCAGCAAGATCAAACCACGTTGTTGTTTGTGGATCCATTGGTTCATACTCACTTTTGTAACAGGCTATATGGATCCATGGATCCTGTGCCCTTTTAAGCAGATAAAAGTCTTTACAATCAAAGCCTGCTGTAGCTAACATATAAATTAAACTTGTTGGAGTATGATTATAGTATTGATTGTTATATGTCCTACTAGAATACGTATTGTTTACTACTCCACAGGCCTGTGGAACAGCCAAGCATAACATTCCATCTGGACTCATCTGTGTTTGCCAATTACTTAAAGTTTGTAATGGATTGTGACTGTACTGTAAACTATCATGACTCCACATAAGATCAATATCTACTGATAGTATTCTTTTTTCAGTAAAGTCTCTTGGTACTTTTATTATGTTTTCTAGATCAGGTATTTTTGTTAATGCATCTTTATTAGTATCAACTGCATAGCATTTATAATTATATGGCTCTGGTATTTCATCTTTAGTTTCTAGCGTTGCCCACCAAGTAATGTCCGAGCTTGTGCCACAGCCCATATCACATATAGTAGTTAAACTTTCGAGGAATGTATCATATCCCCATAATAGATTAAGAGTTGGTTGTGAATCGTGTGGTATTTGTTTACTATCCAATTGATGCGTCCTCCATTCCTGCTGTTCTTAGTCGAGTAACGTGCCCAAGCATAAAATTCTTGCTTTCAAGTCCTTTCATTATGCCTAGCCATCTGTTACGTAATAATGCTATTTCATTGATAATACATTCAAAATCAACTACCTCGTCTTCACCGTCTACATACTTCTCAGCATCTCGAGATGTTAATGCTCTATTATATGCTTCAAGATATTTTTGAAAGTATGTACGTCTTATTTTACGTAATCGTATATTAAGTAAATTAAGGACTGCTTCGATTTCTTGTAGCTGATTGAATCGATGTTCTGTTAGTCCTGGTAATTTAGCCAGATTCTTTTCTATATTACCAAACACTGTAATTTCTCGTTTGGCTTCTTCTAATTCCTTTTCATAGTGTTGTATAAAATCAGGAATTGCATCTAGACTAGCATTGATTTTACTATACCACATTAATAATCCGTCATTAAATCATCGTCATCATAGGCTTCATCATCTTCATCACCTAGATACTCTGTTACTGCACGTTTTAAAAATGCGTCAGTTCCCCCAAACGCTTTTATATCTTGATCACTAATACCGCTATCACTAGCAATACTAATCACGTGATCTGCCGCGGCCTGCCTATCTTTTGCAGGAATATATTCTTTGCAGGTCGTCCAAATATCACTTAATAATTCTGGTTCTATCATTCTTCCACCTCTTCAAAAGTTTCTTTAATGTTGACATCAGTTACCGGTACCCCTTCTGGATTATGATCAGTATTTAAGTCATCATCTGTACTTAGCTTCTTAGCTGGAGAACTTATTTCTTTCATAGCAACATCTAAGCATCCATCTACATTGGCTTCCCAGGCTTTACGAAACTTTTTAATAATTTCTCCGTCTGCTGTTTTATACACAAGACTGTTACCTTCTTTTGTTAGCATCTGTCTACTTTCAAGCATATTAGTAAGACCACTGTATGGACTCATACCAGTTTCATATGGAATCTTAACCTGTACTGATTCAAATGGTTTAGCATAACGTGTTTTCATTACCTTACAGGCCGCTCTAATACCTTTAACTTCTGATACCTTGTTACCATCTTCATCTTCTTTAAGTTTAAGTTTACGCATAGCAACAACAATACTTGATGCATAGATAAAGCCTTGACCGCCTGATATCTTGTCATCTGGATCAAACATATCTTGTGAAGCATAAGTGTGGTTAGTACACACCATACCAACGTTCTGACTACCTAGCATATTAACTGTATTTCTAACTAATGATGTTAATGCCTTAGGCTTACGACCCATATCACCTTTCATATCACCTTTTTGGAACTGATCAACATCTGTTGGAGTTAATAACATACCAAGCGAATCAATAACAAATAATACTTTAGGTTTTTCTTCTTCTGGTAATGTTTTATATTCTTTCATAAACTCTGAAACTGTTTTAGCAACATCATCAATCATTGCTATGTTAAGTTTAAGTAACTTTTGTTCATCACAATCAACACCTAGTGCTTTTAACCAGCTTTCATCTAGTGCATTTTCTGTATCAACTAGGATAACATAGATACCTTGTTCTTGTGCGTGTTTAATAACATTGCCTGAACAAATAAATGATTTACCTGCACCTGATTCGCCAGCAAACACTGTTACTTTGCCTAGTGGTATGCCTTTGTTAAAGTCTCCACTGATAAGATAATTTAATGTATAATTACCTGTCGATATCCAGTCTGTTGGATCATTAAATCCAATACCTAGACCATCAATGCTTTTAGTGATTGATTTTCTAAACTTACTAATATCAAATGGTTTTGCCATAACTCTAGTTCCTCTAATAATTGTTAATTAATGTCTTTATAAAACTCTGTAAACACTTGGGTACTATCTATATTACGCCTAGTGTCCATCTCTTTTATTCTTTTTAATGTGTTATCCAAGTTCTTTTCTATTGGCTCATTAACATATTGTAACACATTTTGTAGTCCATCTTCAAGTAAATAACCAGGTTTTTCGTCCAACCATTCTTTTATGTTATCCTTAACTAATTGTAACACATTATCTGGTAAATGCCTAATATTTAGGTAATCCGGACGCTCCAATACACCAATAATAAAACTGTTATTATGGAATCCTAAAAATCTAAAGAAATTAATAGTTTCAAATAGACTCTTATAGTTTAGGATATGATATAGCATATTAAAACTTATTTTATGATTAAGTTCCATAATTACTGTTAGGTTATCTAAAAAGTCCTGCCACACTCCACCATAGCGTATATATTCAAACTCTTGTTCCATTTCGTCAACGCTAATTGTCCAATGCACATTTTTAAATTTACATATCTTTTCAAACACTCGAGTACCTGTTTTACTTAGATTAGTGTTTATCCTAATGTTTACATTTGGATTCTTTTCGAAAAGAATATCTAGAAGTTCTAGATTCTCTTTCATTAACAAAGGCTCACCACCTGCCATATATACGTGTTCAAGTTTATGTGCATTGTCATATACCAGTTTGGTAAGTTCTGCTATTCTTTCTTGACTAGGTACTTCAGCTACTAGGTTAAGTTCAGTAGCCCACTTGCTTGAATATTCTGGTGAGCAATATACACAGGCGTGATTACACACATTACTCCAACGTATATCTATAGTGCGTAGATCAAAGTTATCTACTTGATCATATGTGCTTTTGTCTACTGCTTTTAATTCCTTAAGGTAGAACACACGATCACTAATAATGTCAAATCCTTTTTTATCCCCTTCAAGTGAATAACAAGAATTACAACCTAGTCCATCTTTGTGGTCCAGCATATTCTGTTTAGTTTCTGTGTTATCTGCTAGTATCTCGTGTATGCTCTGATCTTTAATATTTCCAATTACCCGCTGACTACGGATGCAGTTCATTACATCTCCACTTGGGAAATACATAAATCCAGTCCACGGTATCGGACAAAATTTACTATTGGTTAAATATTCTTTACTATCCACTTAACAGTTCCTTGAGCGTACTCATTGACGTCTTGATAATCGGTTGGATCTTCAGGCTGTGTTCTTATTGATCCAGGTCTGACTAGCAATAACTTTGGCCATTCATCTCTTTTTTCTAATAGATGGTGTGCTTGTTCTAGTGTTTTCTTTTGTATCAGATACTCGTCCCACTTTTCTAGTGGAGCAATGTCGGCGCCGGTCATTAATGTTGAAATATTTATAATATATTTGGGCTTGCCTTTCCATCTCTTAAACATCTCGAATAGCAAATCAGTCTGTGCATATCCTACCTGTGCATTATTAATAAACATATCACAATTCTCTATAGCATCAGCAACTTTAGGCAAGCTACGTATATTGTATCCGTTTCGGCGACTAAGTCCAACAATCTTATTACCTTGTTCCTCAAATATTTGTGATAATGCTAGTCCGATACCAGCACTATGTCCGGTTATGGCTATTCCGTTTTCAGCATATATGTTATCCATAGTAATCTTCATAATCAATACTCCTCAACTGATCTTGCTGTTTAACAAACTGCCAAAGGTCTTCTTCATTATTGCTACTTATAGCAACGTGTTCGGCTAGATTTTTAATATCAGCATATTCTAGCAATTGTTCTTTTGCCGATTCTGTTAACGTGTTTTTAAATTTAACATTTAATGCTAATGGAGTATCTAGTAGTCCATAGCTGTGATCAATCTCATTATCTCGAGCAAATTTAACTATATCAATCATATTATTAATATTCAATGTACTCACAGTAGTCCATAGATTTAGATCTATATTCATTGATTTGTATATCATGAGATTTTTATAATATTTGGTCCATTTAATTGGCCAGCGTACATAATCGTGTACACGATCAATTCCGTCAAAGCTGGCTGTTACTGTAACCTTAATACCTTGTGCTACTAAGTCTTCAAGCTCTTCAATGATTAATCCACAGTTAGTGTTAACCCTAACACTTTTTACATTCGGCGGCAAGTTTTGTAATATACTTTTATAGTTCTTACTAGCACTAGGCTCACCTCCATTGATGTCTAAATGCACAATACGTTCCAATGGCAATGCTAGGAATCTACTAGTATTGTTTACTATAGGATAGTCTTTAGTACGCAGTCCACCAATCTTAGTACTAAGATTCTCGTTACAGCTTTGACAAGCTGAGTTACATATATTATCTAGTACACCACCTACTGCTAGGTATCGGTCTATCTTTTGAACCTTATCAAAATGTATAGCATTTATTCTAATGCTGGTATGATTAATTTCTTCTGTCTGTTCACAGCGTTGGCATTCTTTCGGCCATTCATCACGTTTAAATTTTTCTTTTGTTTCTTCAAGCCATTCGCTTGTTTCCAACAATTCTAGACTTTGAAAAGTAGGATTGTTAATCATATGACCACAGCGACTAACAGTTCCGTCTGGATTAAATCTTACAAAATGATCTAGTCTAGGACAATACATTACTTTCGCCTAATATAGTATTGCATTTCCCAATGGTATCAAAGTACGCCTGTGGTTCTGATATCATTAGATGTTGCATTATACGTCTTTTATCCCAGGTACCTTTATCAATTAATTCCATTAGTTTGTTGTCCAATCTCAAGTACATTTCATTATACTTATTAGTTGTTAACTGTGTAATCTCGTTACTGGTTAATACTGTAGTTTCTTGTGGATTAATTGTTAATGGCGTATATTCGCTAACATTATTCATACTACGGAATCTAATTTTTGTTGAATCGATGTATCTAAATAAATTTAGTAACCACGAAAGTTGTGTACTATAATGTCTATTTAAGAATAGATACTCATTAATAAAATATATTATTGTCGTTCGATCTAGTGCTGGGTTTTCTTTTAAGAGATTTACAACATATGTATTGACTCCTGATATCAGTCTGGATTCAGGATCTCTAAGTATAACATCTATAACGTCTATACGTTTTAGTTGTTCATTGAAAAGTATTCGGTATTTTTGTTCTCGAGCATATTCGTTAATACTACTACTAGCATTTTTAAAAATGGAATAGATGTACCGTTGTGAGGGTTCTATTTCTATTACCTCACAACGGTTTGGATAGATTACATCATCTAACCTCGTTAACATCTACTTAATGCTTACTAAGTTGCTTGACGACTGCGAATCATTTTTAAAATGTCCTCAGCACGTTGTCCACCATTGGCCGCCGCTGTTTTTACTTCTGCTGTTGGTTCTGCAGGAGTTTCTACAGGTGCCGCTTCAGCTACTGGAGCAGGTGTTTCTGCTACTGGTGTTGGTGTCGGTGTAGCTGGAGTAGGTGTCGGAGCCGCTTCAGCTACTGGTGTTGCTGGAGTAGTTGTAGTGTCTGCCGCTACTGCGTTTGTAGTAATAATTTGAACGCCTCTTGGTCTATAGTAATTACCCCAACGTTCTGCATCATATGATTGTCCATCTACTGATGCTTCAAACATCTCTTTCATAACTTTAAGTTCGACTTCGCTAGGTTTCTTAGGAAGAAAATCATTTAAGTTGTGTAAGCCATTTGAATCAATTGCCGCTTGTTCAGTAGCTTCTAATGCTGATTCTTTACGTGACCATTTTGAAGTTGAATAGTCAGCATATCCACCTTTTGATGTTTTAGTAATAATAAAGTCTAAACCACCCTGATAGTCTGTTGGTAAGTTTTCTAATTCTGGATCTAATAAGGCCGCTTTAATTAAATTAAAGATCTGTGGACTAATTATAAATCTACGAATTGGATTTTCTGGCGTTTTATCATCTGTAATTGGATTCTCTCTTACAAATCCTTGGAACAAGTATGAACGTTTTTTCCAATACTTACGACCCATTTCTTCAAGACTTGGATCTTTAAACCAAGTTCTAACTTCTGCTAAGATTGGGCAACTTTCTCCCCACATCTCAACACAAGGTACTTGAACTGTAACGTTCTTACTATTTGTATCGCCTTTAATGCCAGCAAATGGTAAGTTGATCATATTACGTTCAACCCAAAAGAATGTGTTTGATGTATCTGAATCTGGAAGGAATCTTAAACGTGCTGTATCGCCTTCTTGGATGTTCCAGTGTGCGTAGATAGCGTTATCGCCACCGCCTTGTGAATTACCGCCTGTACCGCGATTTTCTGTTGCTTGTAACTTTGCTCTTATTTCTGCTAATGATGTAGCCATGATGTTTCTCCTATTGTTTTAAGTTGGTCTTAAAGTGTTACTGTTTGTTTTATGCCTTACGCATAATATGTATTATACGCTATGTTTATTTATCCGTCAACGCCATTAACAGGTATTTTTATTTTTTGGCAAAATAAGTCAATAATTGATCTACTACTAATTGATATCCTTCAATGTTTGGGTGTACGTCATCCCACGCCCTGCAGGATTCTTCAAATTTATGTGAACTTTGGATAGCAATTTGCTTAAATTCACTATTAAATTTGTCCATAAACTTTTTATCTTTGCTTAAATCAACAAAGTATTCAAAATCACTGATATAAACTTGTTCTTTTACCTTAGGTACTAACAGTTGTGTAATACTAGGAATCAACGGTACTAGATTATCAAAAGCAGTTATTGAAGGGTGAAGGTCGCTCCACCCGCCTAGGCAGATAATCTTTGGCCCAATTCTGTTTAATTTACTATAGAGATAGTTAAAGTGTTCGTTAATATAACTCTCTATAGTGTCAGCAGTCATTAACTCATCTATAAAATCTTCACGTAACCATCTCCAGCTTTTTTCTTTACCTTTAGGTCCGTGATAACTATTTTCTCTTAATATATCTGTTTGTAGGAATACAATGTAATCAAACTCATCTAGCTTATAAGGTATCCTTGTAATAATACTACGATTTGATATTCCGGGATGACTAACATTTGTTACCTGATGCCCTTGATATTCTAATATGCTCTGTATACCTTTTCCGGTGGGTTTATAATTATTACCTTTTCCTTGGTATGTTCCTATTCCCCAACTGTCTCCTGCTAGTAATATTTTACTCATTGAATGCCTCACTAACCTTACTAGGTGATAAGTTTGCAAATACTGTAACATTATGTTCTAGTATATCTTGCATATCTATTAATTTAGTATTAAGCTCTGGTAAAGTCCAGCTAGCAATTTGTTCTAGTATACCTTGTATTTTTAGTATTCGATCACCCTCTTTACAGTTATCATAACTTTCATCCCAATAATTATCAAATGTACGGAAGCCTAAACGTTTAAGATTTACCAAGTAATTATGGTTGCTCATTACTATAAAAGGACGTCGAGCAATAATGCTTCTCCATAGTTTTTCTGTTACTAGGAAACTGTTACCACTAACATTAGGTTCAACGACAATATCAACAAATATATCATGGTAATATTGTAGTAGATTTAAGTTGCTAGGATGTTGGATTGGATAGTAACTATCTATATGATGGAATAGAGTGTTGTCTTGATTCTTAAGATCTTGTAAATATTCTAGATCTAGTGTTCTTGGACAGCTCTGTATAAATTTAGCCGCCTCAACATATAAATCACAGTTATGCCTAATTAGATCATCTAGTCCTGTATATTTGTTATGGTTATAATTTTCTCTAGTCAGATCATAATGATAAGTTTGTATAGTTTTATCGTTATAATATTGATCCAATATTGTAGCTATCCATAGTCTTGACCAATTTGTTCGGCTACTAAAATTAGCAAAGTGTTTACCAGGGAATTTGCCTGTAGAAATAGTCTTACCTGTTAACCATTTCTGTATTGCTCTTATTTCATACCAACAATACGGATCACGAATAATATTATATTCTGCGTGACGTTCTATCATATTAGCTGTTTTAATGGTTATATTAGACTTAGGATAGTTAGTTGTATCACAGAAATTATCTAATAGACTATACAAACCTAAAGCTTCAGCTGATGATCCTTCTGGACTAAAATCAATTAATAAAGTATCGTTGTTAGTAAGACATTTGTATAATGTTTTTAGTAACATATCTTTAGTAAAGATTTTTCTATCTACTGTTGCTATAGTTATTTCCATTTAATTTTCCTAGTTGATACGTTTTCTAGATGTATAATTTTAGAATCTAGATCTGTTGGGCTCGGACACATACCACAAACATCAGCTGGCTTACCAAAGTTTTCTAACCAGGTTGTTAATTCTTGATCACTGCAATCAGCTCCCATTCCTTGTTGTAGATATTGTTGCCATTGTTCACTATTAGGTGTATTAAATTTTTCTAAAGTTTCTGCTAACAGTCCACTGGTACTACATTTATAGATACGACCATTGTGTAATAATGGGCAGGTCTGTTGGCAACATATGTCAAACGCATCACTTGGAATACTAGTGTGCGGAGCCATATCTTCATATGGTCCTTTAAATGTTTTCCAAAATGTATCAGGCCGTTTAACGTGGAAACGGAAGTTATTTTTTGTTTTCCATCGATGTACTCCGTATTCTACAACTGGTTCCCAATCGTACATATCAAATATACGTTTTACCACTTCTTCTAGCTCTGGATTGTCTTGATGGAATGCTATCTTAAATACACAGTTACCAACATCCGCCATATTTTCAACTATATCAAACTTCTTATTAAGCAATAATCCATTGGTAGTAAAGCGTATCTGTGCCTTAGGTAGTACTTGTCTTAATCCAAGTATCCAGTCATTGACTTCCGGACTAACAGTAGGTTCGCCACCTAATATACCAAAGTCTGCTATATCTACTCTTTCTAGCCAAGACTCTATCCAGTCGCGTCCTTGTGACCACGGAACATATCCTTCGTGTTGTAGATCACTATAGTTTGTGCAACCAGTACAACTTAGGTTACAGACCTGTGTAATCATTGTTTCGACAAACGGTAGGGTTGGCTTACCCATACGATTTCCTATTACGTTCAAGCACTGGCAGTATATTGTCGTGTAGTGCATTAACATCAACTGTAGACAATCTATCTATTTCTTTTTTAATTGCTTCTATACGATCATATGCGTTTACAATAGTATCGTATGTTTCATCTATCCATGGGCTAAATGTTTCATATCCTAGAGATCTAATTTTTTCTAAACTACCAGGAGCTCCAACTAATATAAACGGTTTCCCTATACATAAGTTCTTAACAGTTTTCTCAGTTATCCAGGCCGTAGATCTAATATCTGTCTCTGCTACTATCTCAACGAAGTAATCGTCGTAGGGTTTATCTAATACTTTCGTTATGTCAACCTCGCGATTAGGCCATAATGTGTCATGGACAATTGGAGTATTGGCGTTTGCCCAATCAATCTGCTCTGTAAAATATTCAGTCATCTTTCGATCGACTAGTACGCCTGGCTCTTGATAGGATATATAACTTTGTTCTTTATGATTTTCTACCAGATGTTTTACTATATCTAGTCTATAGAATGTTCCTCTGTTAAACCATACAGCAAACTTTTTGCTAAATGGGGGAGTTGGTATCCCGATATGTTTAATATGTTTCCTACAAACAGTTCGCCAATAGGGTATTGCTTCTCTATTTACAACTGTAACGTTTGGTATTGTGAGAGATTCTCTACATATAACTGTGCAGGTATTTTCTGTTAACTTAAAACAATCACGGATATTTTTAATTATTTCTATGGCGTTGGATAGCTCCACCATAGCTCCATCTTCACTTAAGAATAAAAATCTCTTATCTTTGCCTAATTTGTGTGCCATATAAATTAATTGATCACCTGCTCTGATATACCCTTCTCTATCGTAGAGGCAGTCGAAGTTAATAACCACAACATCGTCATATGTCATCAATGGATGATAGCGATCTGCTGGGCTCGATACATTAACCACTTGAAGGAAAAAGTCTAATAGATTTAACATATAGATATTTATCGGCCAAAAAGAAAGGCAGTTTTTAACTGCCCTTCAAAAACTAACTACGCTTTAGTTTATTTTTTTGGTGTTTTTTGATATCCACCGTACTCTCTACTGTACAGCTCTCTCATTTGATTTGCCCACGCTAAATTCCAGCTCATATTAAACTTTTTCTTAATTTCTGGAGTATGCGTCGCTAGATAATTACCAAGTAGTTTTCCGTATGCTAAGTCATAAAAGCCATTACCCATTGGATCCAATCCTGGTCCTAGTTCTTTTATTGTTTGTGCTACTACAGGTTCTGGTACAAAGTCTTGTGGTAAAGGCCTGTCAGCCTCTGTAACAGCTTCTTTTTTCTTAACGTCTAATACTTTAAATGGATTACCAAAACTTAAAAACTTTTGTTCTGCACCTTTAGCATTTACTGCTTTAACTGTGTGTTTTTTAGTACCAGTAAACTGTGGATTCTTATATGTTATTTCAAATTCAGCTTCGTCAATTTTTACTTCTTCGACAGCTTCTGCTGGTACGCATTTGTTTACTCGCTTACCTTTATTTTTACCAGTACCTTTTTGTGTACCGTCTTTTTTGTACCCGTCCCAACAATCCATTTCAGTTATGAATTCTGATGTTTTCATTTCATTAGTCCTTGGAATATGTTCATAGTTTCTCGCATACTCTCGTTTGCTTTTTTAAGAGCAGTAGCTACAGTAGGATGATCTGTTAGTCCTGGATGCAATGCTTCAATTGCTTCTGCCGCATCAGTGTAATTACCTGCCATATGATTTGCTATTCTAACTGCCTGTGCAACTTGTCCTGGTGTGTGTACTGCTTCTTTCATTCCTTCATCCATTTTTTCTTCCATTGCGTCATATGAGTTTGCTGGTAAGCCATCATTTGGAACTGGGTTATCATCTAGATCTAATAGATCTCTTAGTTTAGCAATATGCCTTTTAACTGCACCTGGCTTATCACCTTCGCTAGTTAAGTCAGTGAAGTGTACTACTGTTGTTTTTCCATTATCTAAATTAACTACTAGGCTATTCCTATGGGTACCACTAACCTTTTCAACTTGTCCTGTTTGACCTTTTGTTTTAGCATATACTCTTTGCCCTACTAACGCTTCTAATTTCTCGTGTGCTTCTTTTAAAAATGCTTCTTTTATACGAGTCACACTTTCTTCAACTCCTGCAGAGTGCATTTGATCTAGTTCTGAATCACTAGTTGACTCAAGTCCGCCTGTTGGTACCTGTGCATTTTGTAGTGCATCTTGTATTTCTTGTTGGCTAGCAACTTCTGAATGAATTTGATATGCAACATCACCATTACTGCCTGACCCACGTGTAACTGTTGCTCTTACTCCTGCATTTTTTAGCACTTGTGCTAGATCTCCATCCCAATAGTCTTTAACTGTAGTAGTAACATCTGCTTCTGTAATAGTTTTAGATTCGTTTAATTTACCTTCTGCTAAATGCTTCTGGAAAGTTTCTTCTAACTCTTTGTGCATTTTCATTTTACCAATGTATGCTGGTTTACTTGGATCTTGTCTTAACCCTTTAGTTTTAATTTCTTGCCAGTCAGACTTTTTAGAGTTCCAGTTTTTTTCAAACTCTTCGTCTGATGCGTTTTCTAAGTCGTAGTGCAATTCTTTCATTCTGCCTTCATACATCATCTTAGATTTATTAGTGTGTTCGCTATCTTTAACAATGTTGTTGACCCAAGCACTTACGTCACTGGTTCCTATCTCTTGTAGATCACTCCAATCTTCACTGTCTACATAGTCTCTAATCGCATCCATTGTTTCTTGTGGTCCACCTACTTTAATAACTAGATCTAGATTGTCTTGGAAACGTCGAAGAATAGCATCGTGTACTGCCTCTCTATTCTCATCTTCATCTTCATTATACATCATATGATCTGAACCTTCGGCGTGTATAGCGGCCATATGCTTCTTATACTTTTTAGTACCTTTTTTATGTGGACTATTCCCTTCGTCCATTGGTACGTCAGCGTCTCTTGCGTCCCACTCTGCTTCAGCATCTGCTTGACATTCATCTCTATACTTTTCGTCTGAGCATTTAGTTACACGCACTGTGTTTTGTTCTTTATCTACTTCAGCAGTATATTTAATTGTTGTTGGTCTTTCTCCTCTTAATTGGTTTACTGCTGGTATTTCAATTTCACCGTCAAATTCATCAGGATCAAATCCTTCATTATACATTGTAGATTCTCTTTCACCTGTACCATCACAGGAATCACATTCTTCGTACTCTATATTACCGTCTTCATCTTCGAAACCTTCGTTTTCACCTGATCCACCACAAGATTCACAATCTACCATTTCCCAATCATCTTCATACTTACCTGGCCCGTAGTCTGCTGTATCTAACCAATCAAAACTTGGATTTGGTGTATACTTGCCTTTTTTATCTAGTACATATTGTATAACTTTAGTAGCCATATCATCTAGATTATCTATAGGTCCAACCATTTTTTCAATGAAAGCATATGATCCATTGCTAAAGTTATCACCGTCATTACCGTGTCTGTAAATAATTTTACCTATAGCTCTTAATAGTTCACCTTCAATAGTGTCTGATTTGCCCTCATTTGGTACTAGTTTATCATATAGCTCACTGTATTCTTTTGATAACGGGCCTGCATTGGACCAATATAATGCGTGATTGTCAAAGTCCATTATTCTACGCATAGGTGTTTTTTCTTCTGATAATTCTTCTTGCTCATCTTTAACAACTACTTGATCTAGTACATCTGGCATATTGTCCGATAACCAAGTTGCAATATATGAACGTGCATCTGCTGTTGGATCATCTTTTGCTACTGTTTCTAGTGTATTAAAAAATGTATCATCACCGATAATATCATACAGTGCTGTAGTAGCATCCATTGCATCAACACCAACTGGCAATGGTTCTGCCATTAACTCTGCTAATTTTGCAACTTGCTCTTCTGTTTCTGGAAGTGCCCAAGTGCCTTCGGATAAGTTAGTTGCCCATTTCTCAAATTCATGAGCTTCTGTAGTAGTTTTATTAGTTTTCATTTTGTTGTATGCCTTATGTACTAGTGGAAGTGCTTGTTCAATACGTTCATCAAGTGATTTTTTAACAAATAATTCTTTAAGATCAGGTATCTCAGCATCATCTTCAACTAGTGCTGGTTTATAACTTTCCTGATATGCCATATAGCCACGTTTACCTTTCATTTTCTTTAACGTGTCTTTGAGTAAACCATGGTATTCGTGTGCTGATTCTACCATTTCCTGTGTCATTGAGTCTTCAAAAGTTCTTTTCTGCATTCCTCTAATAAAAGGACGCAGTGTTGTCATCTCTGAAACCATTTCAGTGATATGTTTTCCTAATTCGTCTGTAGGTAATCCACCTGCTGATATATGTCGAGCCATTGCTCTCGCACCAGTTAGATTATTAAATGGTAATTTAAATCTTTCACCTTGTTTAGTTTCAACGAATGTATCTGATATATTACGACTTCTAGCACCGTGTACATCATCTAGTATAGGTTTATTGTGTTTTACTTTAATACGAACTTCAGCAAATTTCTGATAGCTACGATTCTTAGTGCCTGACCAACCTTCATTCATTGGAAGTTCTCTTACACCTCGTATATTTGATATTAGCTTAACTGCAACAGCATCTTTAGTTTTTGGAAATTTAACAACACTATATATGCCTGGAGTCGCATCAGATAATCTTGCTCCTGGAAACATTGTCATAATAGCCTTGTGTCTTTCTTGGCTACTCATTTTGTCACTACCTTTTATAGTTAATTCTGACTGTGCATACTCACTTACTTCTTCTTTTGAGTAAGTAGTATCTGCGTGACTTTGTTGTTGTATATCTCTGTGTTGCAATGTACTACGTGTAATATCACGAGGTTCAAAACTTAATAAATGTCTTTTAGCAAATTCACGTAATTCACGCAAGAATTTGTACCAATCTTGTTTATGTTCTTGATCTAGTTCGTCACTGATATTCTTACTAAAATAAACTTTAAGTGCTTGTTCATCTATTATACTAATAGTAACATTACCGTGTGGCTCACCATCAACGGTGTAATCAAAGTTAAAAAATCGTGCTTCTTCAGGTTTCTGTGTAGCTTTAGCATTTTGATCACCAAGACTAACGTCAGAAAATCTATCACGGACCTTTTCAAATAATTCTTCTGCTATGTTTTCAATTTCTCTCATAAATGTATTTATCTAAGATTAAAAAACTATGAACGGCATAGGTTCAAGGTAGTCATCAAGTCCATCTTTCATTACTTCATCAAGTGTAGGGTCATAGCTCTGCATCAGCATTGCCATACGTATTACCAGAACTAATGCCATGACCAAATCGTCAGTTTCACCGACTTTGGCCGCATATCCACTACCACTAGATACAAATGATTTAAGTTCTGAAATTAATGGGCGACTATGTATTGTCATTCTTTTACTTTCAATTAAACTTTTAAGTTTTGCACAGGCTGTAAGTTTAACTTTATTGGTCGTATTGAATCCTTTTCTATATCTGCGACTATTTCCTGCTCTCTTAGGTTCACTTAAGAATTGTCCGTTAATGTTCTCTTCGCCCATTTCTGCCACAGTTATTAAGGCCGCTTCACCCAGGGTATTATTTTCTAGACTATAGTATATATTAGTCGATGGTACTGTTTCTGCTATGTATTTTGTAATCTCACTCAGAATAGATATTTGTTTTTGTATTGTTGTTTTATTATGATTCCATTCTGCTACTTGTGTGAAGCTAGGTAGTTCAAACACCTGTATAGCCGACGGATCTCCACCTGTACCAAGACTAGGATCTAGTGATACCAAATACGTTGATTTAGGTTCTGGCTTTTTATACCAACGTACTTGTCCTTGTGTTTCTATAGGGTCAACACCTTGCAACTCTATTAGGTGACCAGCATTAATTAATGTTTCGTCCCAGATAATAAATTCACATTCCATTTCACGCCTGAATCTATCTTCACCTAACTGTGCTCTTGTTTCAATTGCCCACTTCTCGTCTCTATCAGGATGTTCATTCCAATAACTACGGAACGCTTTGAATCCATTGATACCGAGTTCAGTTGTGTTACCGTGTTCATCGAAACACTTGTTAGCACCTTTCCATAATGTAGCAAATTGGTCTTCATCTGAGTTTGGTGTTGATGTAATTATACATTTACCACCAGTTGCTAGCGTCGGTGATATCGAAGTCCAAAATTCTCGGCCTATAGTAGGGCGAACAAAAGCGAACTCGTCTGCATATAGTAATGATATACTCATACCTCGTCCAGTATTTTCAGTTGTTGTAGCACTTACTATACGACTACCGTTGTCAAAATCAATTGACCCTTTGTTATAGCTAACTGCTCCTGCTCTAATATAATCTGGTACTGATTCATACGCATAGCGTATGCGTTGCATAATTTCTTGTGATCCTGTATATTTGTGTGCGGCAATTAAGATAGTACTATCTGGAACAAACATAGCGTACCATAACAAATAGCCTGCGGCTGATGTTGACTTCCCTGTCTGTCTTGGCATCAGACTTATTGAAAATCTAAAATCATGATATGAATGTATTAGTCGTTTTTGGTACTCATATGGTGCATATAACATTCGCCCTTGAACAGGATGTTGAATATAAAAGTAGTTGCTCATAAAGTATTCAGGCCCTGTAATAGGATCTGCACACTTAGCAAAATCTTTTAGCTGTGTTTTAGTAAACCTCTCTTTAGTATGAGGCTTCTTGACTAGTACAGCGTCTGTTCCTTTAGCGTTATTTGCCATTTTTATAACCTTCGTGAGGCATTAAATTGTAGTGTCATACAGTATTTAATGTTTTTTTAAAAGTGGAATTTATTTTACCAGGGTTTTTCGCCGGTAATATGCTCTTTTGAAAACCATAGTTGAAACCATTCCGGACTGCCTGGTTTTATATCGTTTTCTTTTTGATGTTGTATTAACTTATTTGCGTCCTGACCAGGATTAGCGTAACCAAAGTTATTGTCGTCCATGGTAGCGTACTCTTGTAACCTACCAGATTCTGCAGTTACTCCAGACAAGTATTTTAATCTTTCAAGATCATCTTTAAATTCATCAGTCATTATTTTTTCTTCTTACGCTTTTTAGTTGCGTTATAAATTGATGCCGATGAATAATTTCCAGCAACTGGACTATGCTTATCTGTGTCGTCAGTTTCAACACTTTTATGATGTTTTACTGAGTGTTCTACTTGCCCTGGTATTGTAGCAAATGCTTGTTGTACCATCTTATGTTCTTCTTCAGAGTAAGGACGTGCTACATTGTTTTTTTCTACCCAGCTAGCCTGATCCATTTCAAGAGGGGTAATATTCTTACCATCTGCCATTGC